GCGGATCAAAGCCGGTTCGGGTGAGCGTATGCGTAAACCTGGCGACCCCGGTGCGCCAACTGCTAAAGATTTCCGTGAATCAGCTAAGACTGCAAAGCCGGAGAAAAAATGAGCGCAGCGTGGACTCGTAGCGAAGGCAAGAATCCCCAAGGTGGCTTAAACGCCAAGGGGCGAGCTTCGTACAAAGCTGAGACAGGAGGCACATTGAAGCCACCGGTCAAGTCAGGCGATAACCCGCGCAGAGCGTCATTCTTGGCACGCATGGGCAATATGCCTGGCCCGATGGAAAAGAACGGCAAACCTACTCGATTGGCATTGGCTTTGAAAGCGTGGGGTGCGTCTAGTAAAGAGGATGCTCGCGCAAAGGCTAGTGCAATCTCGGAGCGTAATCGTGACTGAACAAGAACGTTTAGCTGCCGCGCTTGAATATCAGCAAGCACAGCAACCGGCGAGGATGAACCCTAACCTAGCGCGTCAAGGTGCGCGAGGGCGGGAGAACATGATGCCGCCTACGTCCATCATGGACGAGCGTTATCCGGCTTTCAAGCGCAATCAAGAAGATGTAGAGAAGCTGATGCTTGGGCTAGACATTGTTGGCTCGGCTATCCCGCTTGCTGGCCCTGCGGCTAAAGGTGCGGTGGCGCTTGGTAAGTACGCTGCACCACAGATCGCGCAAGCACTTGAGAACTACACGTTCAAGACCGGCATGGCTTTGCCGATGGTTGAGCGTCAAGCAGGGCGCACGTTTGCCGCACCGCAAGATGCTGCATTGCGCTTAGCCCAAGAACGGGCAGCATTGCCTGTAGAGCAAGGTGGTCTAGGGTTGCCAAAGAACAATACGTCAGAGCAACGGGCAGCGGCTATGGATGGAAAAGATTTTGTCCATTTTTCAAGGCATGGCGGTGATTTTGAAACTTTAGATTCAGCAAAATTTGCAATTGCGCCTTTTGATGCTGTCGGAACTCATGTAGGTACGCCACAAGCAGCAATGGAAAGGTATCAAAACACAATTGGTTACAAAATTGGCAATCCAAATTATGCGGCAGACGAAATAAAAGGCACAACTTATCCTGTAACAATTTTAGGTAACAAGCCGTTGCTGAATCAAAATGCAATGGCTTGGGGCGAAGATGATTTAAGTGCATTTCTGCGTCAACAAGGCGGCCATAACTACTCTGACATTCACGGTGGGAAGATGACCTACCAAGACATGAACGCTGACTTGCGTAAAAAGTTGTTTGAAAAACAAGGCTACACAAGCATCCCTTATTACAACGAAGTTGAGGGCAAAGGAAGTATCAGTTACATTGTCCCGCCTGAAAATATCAGATCACGCTTTGCCGCTTTTGACCCATTCCGTAGAAACGCCGCAATAGCAGCTGCAATGGGCGTAGCAGCACCTGACTTGTTAGCCAAGGAAAAGAAAAAATGAGCGAAGAGCAAAGCACAGGCTTGCAAAAGCTGCTGCATAACGTCGCAGCGTATGACGGTGATTTCAAGAAGTGGGAAGCCCGCGCTCAGAAGATCATCAAGCGTTACCGCGATGACAACCGCAGCCAAAACACCAACGAAACTGCCAAGTTCAACATCTTGTGGTCGAACGTTCAGACGCTGATCCCTGCGGTCTACGCTCGTTTGCCCAAGGCTGATGTGTCGCGTCGTTTCGGTGATAACGACCAAGTGGGGCGGGTTGCCTCGTTACTGATAGAGCGGGCGTTGGATTTTGAGATTGAGCATTACCCTGACTTCCGCGCAACCATGAAGCACGCAGTTGAGGATCGTTTTCTTGGCGGGCGTGGGTCTGCTTGGGTGCGTTATGAGCCGCACGTCAACGCAGTCGATATGCCTGAAGATGGGCTAGAAGTGACCGAGGACATTGATGATCCTGAACCCGGTGTGCAGAACGATCCCACAGCCGGTCAAGAACCAATGGAGGAAATTGAGTTTGAAACCGCCCCCATTGATTATGTTCATTGGCGTGATTTCGGACATTCAGTAGCTCGCACATGGGAAGAGGTGACCGCTGTTTGGCGATGGGTATACATGACCCGCGAGGCGTTGGTAGAACGTTTTGGCGATGAAGTGGGCGAAAAGATACCTTTCGATGCAGGCCCGGACACCCTCAAACAATATGGTCAAAGCACGAAAGAGCACACTCGTGCAAAGATTTGTGAGTATTGGTGCAAAGAATCGGGCAAGGTGTATTGGTTTAGCAAGTCAATGCCGAACATCATTGACGAGCGCGACGATCCCCTTGAACTAGAGGGATTCTTCCCCTGCCCGCAACCGCTCTATGCCACCATGACGAGCGACACCCTCGTGCCGGTGGCAGACTTTGTGCTGTATCAAGATCAGGCTAACGAGCTTGATATTCTGTCCGATAGGATAGATGGCTTGGTCAAGGCTTTGCGCGTTAGAGGGGTCTATGACGCTTCTCAACCTGCTTTGCAGCGACTGATGACTGAGGGCGAGAACAACGCTTTGCTGCCGGTTGATACTTGGATGGCGTTTGGTGAGAAGGGCGGTCTGAAAGGCGCGATTGACTTCCTGCCCATCGACATGATTGCTCAGACGCTCATTCAATGCTACCAAGCGCGGACTGAGATCAAGAACCAAATCTATGAGATCACAGGTCTTTCGGACATCATCCGTGGATCGTCCTTTGCCTCTGAGACGGCTACTGCACAGCAAATTAAGGGGCAATATGCTTCGATTCGGCTGCGCTCAATGCAAGAGGATGTGGCGCTGTTTGCGACCGGCTTGCTACGGCTAAAGGCGCAGGTAATCTGCACCAAGTTCCAACCGCAAACTATTGTGATGTTTGCTGCGGCAGATCAAATGCAGCCCGAAGATCAGCAGTTGATTCCTCAGGCTCTCGCGCTACTGAAAGACAAGCCGTTGCGTAATTTCCGCATCGAAGTGGCTGCTGACTCTCTTGTTCAGCTTGACGAACAGCAAATGAAACGTGATCGGGCTGAGTTCATTTCGGCTTTGGGTGCATTCTTGAAAGAAGCGTTACCGCTAGGCACGCAAGCGCCGGAACTTGTGCCGATGATTGGCGAGACGATGAAGTTCATGGTTGCATCGTTTAAGGGTGCTCGTTCGCTTGAGGGCGCGATTGACCAAGGCATTAACAAGATTGTGAACCGCCCGCCGCCACAGCCTCAGCAAAATCCCGAAATGATGAAGATGCAAGCTGAGCAGCAAATGGCGCAAGGCAAAATGCAGGCAGACGGGCAGCTTGAGCAAGCCAAAATGCAAGCTCAGATGCAGATCGAGCAAGCCAAACTCCAAGCGCAGATGCAAATGGATCAAGCAAAGTTGCAGCTTGAACAGGCTAAGACGCAGCGCGAAGTCGAGGTTGAGCAGATGCGTGCTCAGATGGACGCTCAGAAAATGGACTTTGAGCGCCAAAAAGCTGAAATGGAGGAGCAATACAACCGCTGGAAAACGGAGCTGGATGCAGCAACAAAAGTTACCGTGGCGCGCATTAGCGCCAATCCTGGCCAAGATTTGCAACTGCTACAGGCTGCAAATGCGGCTTCCGAACGTATGACTGCCGAGCTTGGGGATAATGTCGTGGCTGCTGTTCAGCAAGTCGCCAATCTTCACGAGGACATGGCAAACAAGGCTAATGCGACGATGGACAACATCGCCTCGATGATCCAAACGCTGAATGCGCCTAAACGCATCATTCGCGGGCCTGATGGCAAAGCAATAGGCGTTGAAATTGCCGTATGAACGGGGGTTGGGACACCGGCACATGGGATGAGGCGACATGGGACTTTGTTCCCGTACTCGTTGACTTTGACACCCATGATGGCGACAAGCTGAAAGATCGCTTTGCAAGGGAAAAGGCGGTACGGGAGCAGCGTCGTCGTGAAGTTCTCGCCCTGTATGAAAGAATTGTTGAGGGCAGGGAAGATATCCCCGAAATCGTTGAGCCGTTGAAATACATAACCAAACAACAGATTTTGACAAGTAATCTTAATTTTGATAAATTGATTGCTGATCTTAAGAATGCTGAACAGATATGGCATCAGCACGTTGAAAACGACGACGAGGAAATTCTGTTACTTCTATGAGAAAACGTTGGATTTATGTGGATGGCGAGGCAATAGAAGTTGGTGAGTATCAACCGACTGCTGTGCATCACATCATGCCGGACATTCAGCCGTATCAGTCGATGGTTGATGGCTCGATGATTACGAGCCGCAGCCGCCACAGGGAACACCTGCAAGCGCATGGCTGCATTGAAGTCGGCAACGAAAAGATGGAAACGAAAGTTGCTCCGGTTAAGGATAACCGCAGAGAAGTATTGCGGGCGCAACTAACAAACATGACGCATTCCGAAGCAAACAAGATTCTAAACAGACTTCGAGATGACGCGAGATTTACTAACCCCCACAGGGAACGATAATGAGCGATCTGAATGCAATAGCACCGGTTGAAGATACCCGCAGGGAAATGCTTGAGCAGCAATTTGATCAAGCCGTCAATGCCCCGCCAGGCGAAATGCCCCGCGAGGATGTGCCGCGAGACGAACAAGGTAAGTTTGCTCCGCGTGAAGCCGAACAAACGATGGTTCAGCAGGCAGAGCAACCCGCTGAAGAGCCGGTGTGGAAGCGCCCTCCCGCGTCATGGAAAAAGGATTATCACGACGCATGGCAGACTGCCGATGATAGGCTGAAAGAATACGCCTGGACGCGCGAAGAACAGATGAAAGCAGGGATTCAGCCCCTGATGGAAAAAGCAAAGTACGCTGACCAGTACCAAGAAGCAATGAGTCCCTACATGGACACGATCCGTGGGTTAGGGATTGACGGGCCAAAAGCTGTCAAAGCACTAATGGAAGCAGATCATGCTTTGCGTTACAGCGATCCGCAACAGAAACAACAACTGTTTATGCGGTTAGCTCAGCAATACGGTGTCAACTTCGGTGATGGTAGCCAACTGCAACAACAGGCGGCTATTGATCCAAACATCTCAGCACTTCAGCAAGAACTGAATCGGGTTCGTGGCGAGGTTATGAGTTGGAAAGAGCAACAAGAACAAGTGCAGAATCAATCCTTGATGGGCGAGATCAACAGTTTCGCACTTAAGGCTGAGCACTTTGAAGAAGCGCGACCGACAATGATTTCGTTGCTGCAAAGCGGTGTGGCGACTACATTGGACGAAGCGTATGAAAAAGCAATACGCCTAGACGACAACCTTTATCAGCAGGTTCAGCAGGGCCGACAAGCCCAAGCTGATAACCAGCAAAAGGTCGTAGCGAATCAAGCTGCGAAGAAAGCTAGAGCAGCAGCGGTTAGTGTCAGAAGCGCCGCACCCGGTGCGACAACGGCTACCAAAGCGCAAGATCGACGATCCATGCTTGCCGAACAATTCGACAACGTAGCGGATCGACTCTAAAAACTGATAGGAGAACATAATGGCTTTC